TACACGTAAGGAGTCGTCGGCAGCGTCAGATGTGTATAAGAGACAGTTACAAGAGGTTCTGATACGGTAGCGGTGCTTACGGGTTCTGGCCATCACGATTATCAAGCATCAGGTATGCGTATAGAAGCATCTGGTGCACAACGAACAGCAAACTGTAACGTAGCTTTAAGTGGTGGTAACGGATACATTGTGGTTAAGTTACATAAGGTATCTGGAGAATGACAATGAAGCTAATAACAGAGATAACTGAAACAGTAGAATATATTTCTGAAGCAAAGGAAGACGGTGGCAAAGATTATTTCATCCGTGGTCCTTTTATGCAAGCTAATATCAAGAACCGTAATGGACGAGTATATCCAGCAGAAGTTCTTGAAAGAGAAGTTAACCGTTACACTACTGAAAACGTTAACAAGAACAGAGCATATGGCGAGCTGGGTCATCCAACTAGCCCAACGATCAACCTCGATCGTGTCAGCCATATGATCAAAGAACTTTATCGAGACGGTGATAATTTTATCGGTAAAGCTAAGATAATGACAGAGACTCCTATGGGTCGTATTGTGAAAAACCTGATGGACGAAGGAGCAAGTCTCGGTGTTTCGTCTCGTGGTATGGGTTCGTTGAAAAATAAAGGTGGTGCAGCTGAAGTACAAGATGATTTTTATCTTGCTACTGCAGCAGATATTGTCGCAGATCCTTCTGCCCCTGATGCATTCGTTGAAGGGATTATGGAAGGTAAGGAATGGATATGGGACAATGGAATCATTCGCGAAGCTACTATTAACGATTACAAGCATGTGGTAGAAACTGCCCCTTCTAAAGATTTGACAGAAGCCAAACTAAAAGTTTGGTCTGATTTTCTGTCCAAACTATAATTTTTATAAATAACATTAGACCACTCAAAGGAGTTTTAAAATGTCTGAACAAGATATTCAAGAAGTCGAGCTCCAGAACGAAGAGCAGCTGGATGAGTTCAAAGCCTCATTCGGTGATCCTTCCGAAGTTCCGGAGCCTTCTACTAAAGAGACCCCTGCACGTAAGGGCGACAAGAATGTAGAAGACGACCCAAAAGATGCGCCTACTGCTGTTAAGGTACCTGGTACCAAGGCCGGTATCATCAATGCTATGATGAGCAAGATGAACGAAATGCCTACCAAGCAGCTTAAGGCATCATACGGTAAGATGATGAGTTCCATGAAGATGGAAGGAATCGAAGCCGAAGAAGAAGCTATCGAAGAAGTACATTCAGTTCGCGAGCTTCCAAAAATCACTGCTGAAGATCTCACTGTAGCTGAAGACGTTACTGCTATGTTTGAAGGCGTAGAAGATCTCAACGAAGACTTTAAAGAAAAGGCTGCTGTTATTTTTGAAGCAGCTGTAGTGTCTAAGGTCAATGAACAGCTTGAGAAAATTTCAACCAACTTCGAAGCCGAGCTTTCTGAAGAAGTAGAAAAGATGCAGAAAGAGCTTACTGAGAATCTTGACTCATATCTCGACTATGTCGTAGAGCAGTGGATGGAAGAAAACCGTCTTGCTGTTGAGCAGGGACTCAAGGCTGAGATGGTTGAAGACTTCTTGAAGGGACTGAAAGGTCTGTTCGAGGAGCACTATGTAGAAATCCCAGATGAGAAGGTAGACGTTGTTGAAGAGCTTGCTACTAAAGCAGAAGACCTCGAGTCCAAGCTGAACGAGCAGATCGAAAAGAACGTAGAGCTTCACTCTATTGTTGAGCAATACAAGCGGGATCAGCTGATTGAGTCGGTGTCTGAGGATCTAACTGATACTCAAAAAGCTAAATTTGAGACCTTAGCTGAAGGAATTGATTTTGCCGATGAAGAAACTTTTGTGAAGAAGCTGCACATCGTAAAGGAAAGTTACTTTGGCAACGTTGAGGAGTCAACTTCATCCTATGATTTTGATGACGATGAGCCTCTGGTAGAAGAAGCTCAGGCCGACAAGCCGGCTGACCCTGCCATGGCAAATTACGTAAGTGCCATTTCTAGGTCCATTAAGAAGTAATTATTATAAATAACTTAAGATAGATAAGAGGAGACTATCATGTTATCTGAACAACTTATCGAGAAGTGGCAGCCAGTGCTCGATCACGGCGATCTCGGAGAGATCAAAGATGCTCATCGTCGTGCTGTAACTGCTCAACTTCTGGAAAACCAAGAACACGCTGCTCGCGAGTCCGGCATGGGTTCTGGCGGATACCAATCCCCATCACTGTTGGGTGAGGCACCTGTCAACTCTATGGGCGGTTCTGCTGCTGCGTCAACGTCACCTGCAGGTAACGTAGACATCTTCGATCCAGTATTGATTTCACTGGTTCGTCGTTCTATGCCAAACCTGATTGCATATGACATCTGTGGTGTCCAGCCAATGACTGGTCCTACTGGATTGATCTTTGCAATGCGTGCTCGTTACACTAGTCAGACTGGTGCCGAGGCTCTGTACAATGAAGCAAACACTTCATTCTCAGCTTCTGCTTCTGGTAACACTGGTTCAATCGGTGTTATTGACGATACAGCGACTAACAACCCACAGACTGGTAGTGATCCAACTACTCGTGCTTTGGCAAACACCTACTCAGTTGAGACTGGTATGTCAACGTCTACTGCTGAACAGCTTGGCGTTAACGCTACTGGCGAATTCAACGAGATGGCGTTCTCCATTGAGAAGGTTGCGGTAACTGCAGTTTCACGTGCTCTGAAAGCTGAGTACACGATGGAACTTGCTCAGGACTTGAAAGCAATCCACGGCCTCGATGCTGAGACTGAGCTTTCTAACATCCTATCTGCAGAGATCCTGGCTGAAATCAACCGTGAAGTTGTCCGTACTATCAACTACACCGCTACTGCTGGTGCACAAGATAACACGGCTTCTGCTGGTACTTTCAACCTGGACGTTGACTCTAACGGTCGATGGTCTGTAGAGCGCTTCAAGGGTCTGATCTTCCAGATCGAGCGTGATGCTAACCAGATCGCTAAAGACACTCGTCGCGGTAAGGGTAACATCCTGATCTGCTCTTCTGACGTAGCTTCTGCTCTTCAGATGGCTGGCGTTCTGGATTACACTCCTGCTCTGTCTGCTAACCTTAACGTAGATGATACTGGCAACACGTTTGCTGGTGTATTGAACGGTCGTATCCGAGTATACATCGATCCATACTTCGCTTCATCTGCTGGTAACCAGTACTACACGATCGGATACAAGGGCTCTAGCGCCTTTGACGCTGGTATCTTCTACTGCCCATACGTACCACTGCAAATGGTTCGTGCGGTTGGTGAGAACAGCTTCCAGCCTAAGATCGGCTTTAAGACTCGCTACGGCATGGTTGCAAACCCATTTGCCCAAGGCGCGACTGCTGGTAACGGCACCATCAGCTTCAACAACAAGAACGTTTACTACCGCCTTGTTGCTGTATCAAACCTGATGTAATAAGAAGAGCCTTAAAGGCCATTCTTTGGGAGGAGCTTCGGCTCCTCCTTTTTTTTGTCTGATAAATACTAGTAAAGGCTATTGGTGCGGCTACACCGCAATTATACCGACCTATTAATTTTAGTCAACAGGTAAATCCATGGCAGCGATTGACAATCAACCAGATAATAAAAACTATCTATCACCGTTAGGTTTTAGGTTCGTACTAGAACGTACCCCTAAGACCAACTACTTTGTACAGAATGTTACTTTGCCAAACCTCACATTAGGCGAGTTCAATGTTGAGAACCCATTTGTTAGCCTTCCTTATCCTGGAACTAAACTTACGTTTGCTCCGCTAGACATTTCTTTTCTTGTCAATGAGGACTTAGAAAACTACCTTGAAATTCATAACTGGTTAAAAGGTCTTGGTTTTCCTGAGAGCTTCGATCAATATTCTAACCTAGTAAGAGATCGTCAAAGAGTAGCTCCAAAAGCTAGTAAGGAGTTTAGTGACGGATCGTTAGTAATATTATCCAGTCATCAGAACCCAAACTTAAGAATTACTTTCCAAGACATGTTCCCTATTGCACTAACCGACCTATCGTTTAGTAGCACACTAACAGACGTTGATTACTTAACAGCAACCGTTACATTTAGATACAGACAGTACGTTATTGAAAAGATATGAAGATAGAAGTTGGCTGTGGGACAAAACCCACTAAGCCAGGTTTTCTTACTAATGATATAAGAAATGTACCTGGTGTTGATATTGTTTGTACTGCGTGGGAATTAGATCATCATGTTGATATCAACACGGTAGAACATATTTTCTCAAGACACTTCTTTGAGCACCTTACTTTTGAGCAAGGCGAGTATGTTATGTCTATGTGGTATAAACTGTTGAAACCAAACGCAATATGTGAGATGATAGTACCAAATATTACTTTTCATATTGACCAGTGGATCAATAGACGTACTGATAAAGAACTACAACAAGCTAAGGCTGGGTTGTGGGGGTGGCAAAATGATCAGTTCGAAGATACTTGGCCAGTACATAAAAGTGGATATGATAGTGAAACTTTAGTACAATTGTATACCAAACACGGTTATACTAAAGTTAAATCATTGGAGCCAGTCTCCAGTAGACATCTACACGTGATAGGATACAAACCTTGAAGATTGAACAGATTATTGAGATGTGGCAACAGGATGCTAGGATTGATGATGTAGAACTTGATCGTGAATCTCTAAACGTCCCTGTACTGCATGGTAAGTATCTCAAAGTATATTATGAGCAGAAGTTAAGACTAAAGAAGTACAAAATTCAATACAAGACGCTTAACAAAACGTTGAGTGAATATTATCGTGGTGAGTTGAATAATCCTGAAGACCTTCAATCTATTAAACGTGAGCCATGGGAGAAGCATGTACTCAAGGCAGACGTTCAACAGTACATTGAAGGTGATCAGGAGATGATTGATCTTGTTACCCGCATGGTGTATCAAGAGCAGGTAGTTTCGTTATTGGAAGATATTATGAGAAGTATAAACAACAGAGGCTTCCAAATTAAGAATGCTATCGACTGGAGGAAACTCACAAACTTCGGCGTATAGAGAATTGTTAGTTGTTGAGAAAGTGAATGAGACCTACTTGAAGGTCGATTGTAGTCGAGGAATTGCACAGGAGCTAAATGCTGTCTCTTATACACATC